TTGCGGCCAGGTCAGATCGGCAAATGGGCCGGCGGGGTTCCGTGGCGACTTGCAAGCCTTCAGCTTAGGAACGCGCTCGGGATGAGGCGCAACAGATCGAGACATAACCGAAGTGTACCAGAATTCAGAAAAGGAGAAAAGGCGATGGAAAAGAGACATCTAAACACGGTGGAAGGAATCTGCGCGGAGCTGCATTTTCGCGCATGGCAGGAACGCGCGGCGGCGTCGGTCGGGCGCACAAACAAGCAACGGACAGCAGAGGCGGAACACGCGGCGCGGGCTATGGAGTGCCTTGCAACGCATATCGAGCAGGCAACAATCAAAGAATACTTTCCCCATGACATTTGCCCCGGATGTGGCAAGCCCTCTATTCCACTTGAGGGCGTACCAGACCAAACGGGGCGGGGTTGCGGCCAATGCGGGCGGGAATGGTTTGAGGATCTGAGCAAGCCCGCACTGTCAAACTAGGTATTGACAAGACACACAAAACGTGGTTAGGATTAAAGAACACAGATCGAAAGGGGGCAAACCGTGAGCGTTTACGCGGAAGTCAAAGCAGCAGGCGGGTACATCGCTAATCATGAAAGCGATCTCTACATCGAGAACACGGCAGAGAACAGGGCCATACTTGCCCGGTATCCGCTTGAAAAGTCCAACGCAACCCGGTTTAGAAACAACGTAACCGGCAAACTCTGCCTAGACATCCCTTTCGGCTTTATGCCGTTCTGGGAAACCAGAGCAACAAAATAACCGCAGGCCGGCGGGAACCGGCCAAACAAACCGCGCCAGCGGAGAGAGTGAGCGGATACCATGCAAAAGTGGACAAATAGTGGAGCCGGGCCGATCCAATGCAAGCGCTTCAGTACGGCCTGGTCAAAACTGAACTGGGAACACAACACCTTTGTTGAACTGATCGGAATCGTGGGCGGCCAGGAGTCACGCAGCGTCCTAACGACAATCTGCGGGGGCAACATGCGCGCGGATGTCACCGCAGCTCAAGAAACCATCGGCCAGCGCTTCAACTGGACAATCACGGCGGCAAACGTGAACGACATTACCAAAGCGGCAGAGGCGGAGCTGACCACGCTGCAAGCAAACCGGCCAATACAAGACAATCGCCGGACACCGGACGCCGAAGCCGAGCGCAGGGCCGCGGCGGCAAAAATGGAAGCCGAGCACAAAGCCCGAGGCGACCGAGCCGGCGCCGCTTTCGTCTCCCATTACGGCAGCGGCGAGAAAGTCACGATACAGCCGGGGCAAACCGTGATTACCGCCCAAATCTGCTTTGACAATTCAGACTCGATGACGGACTACTTCGACCGGGTGATTATGAATCCGCCCTTTGAGAAACAAGCCGACATAGACCATGTGCGCAAGGCTTTCTCTGTACTCAAGCCCCACGGCATTCTGGTTTCCGTCATGGCCCCTGGCTTCGAGTTCCGGCAGGATCGCAAAAGCACAGAGTTCCGCGCCTGGCTGAACAATGTAGGCGGCATCTGGGAGGCTTTACCGGACGGAGCATTCAAAACCAGCGGAACCGGAATCGGCACACGGCTAGTAGTCATCGAAAAGGCCGCCGCATGATCGCCACTCAGCAGATCGCCCGCCAGGCCGCTGCCGTTATGGATCTCTACAACGAAATTGATGTCTTAGGGTACTGCGCCTCAGTCTGCGACGTTGCCGCCTGGACAACTACAGGGGGAGAGTGGGAGCGGCGCAGGCTAGAAGCCAGGGGAAAGCATTACCGGGATCTGCAACTGGAAGCGCTGGAAAGGATAGACAAGTCATGAAACAAATCAAGGCATCGCCGGGTTACGAAGGCTGGGTTATCGTATTCCCGCGCGGCAAGGCGGACGGTTACTTTGTCGCTATGAGAAAGAACACAGACGGCACAGTCAGTTCTGTCAGTCGGGGCGCGTTCGGCTGGGGGATGCGCGGAACACTGCGGCCTGAACTGGAAACCAAACCAGTCACGACCAAAAAAGAACGAGACTGGGTTGACCATTGTCAACGGATGGAAGATCGAGCGGGCCGCGTCAGCGATGCACTGTACCAGGTGGCGAAGGCAAACGAGGTGCAGGCATGAGACTTGGATATTCTCGCGTTTCAACTCTGGACCAAAACACGGCCCGCCAGCTCGACGGCGTGCAGATCGACAAACTTTTTACCGACTACGCCTCAGGCAAGGATACGGCGCGGCCTCAACTTCAGGCGGCGCTGGAATGGGCCAGGGAAGGAGATCGGCTGGTCGTCCATAGCATGGACCGGCTTTGTCGCAACCTGGAGGACTTGCGCCAAATCGTGGAAGGCCTGACTTCCCGCGGGGTCGCTGTGGAATTCATCAAAGAAGGTATGGTCTTCACAGGCGATGATACCCCCATGGCCAAATTCATGCTCAACATCATGGGATCGTTCGCCGAGCTGGAGCGAGCCATGATCCGGAGCCGACAGCGGGAAGGCGTCGCGCTGGCGAAGAAGGCCGGCAAATATCTTGGCCGCGCGCCGGCGATCCGGGCCGACAACGGCAAGCTGGCAGAGCTAGAGCGCCTCTACATCCTCAGTACCCCAGTGTCCGAAATGGCCCGCCAGGTTGGAGTGTCACGCCAGACCATCTATTCCTGGCTCAAAACCCGATCGGAGGTAGCAGCGTGAAACTTTGGAAAGCAATATCGAATGGCGGCAAGTTCTACGTGCAATTCCCGACTGGGCACACAATACACGAGGACCGGCGGGGCCGACCAGTCCGGTACCGCTCGATTGAAGGGGCCAAAAAGGCCGCGGACAAACTCAACCGGCTGATGCGATTGGACGCCCTGGCGCTGATCCGGGAAGCCCGCACAACCCACCGCGTTTTGGATCACATCAACTGGGACATTACCGACTACCGGCTGGAGAACTTGCGTGTAGTCACGCTGGGGGGCGACCGATGAACCCCCAAAACAACCGAGCACACCTCACCCGCATTATCCTCTGGTTCCTCGCCACCTTGATCCTGGGCGTCTTGGCTCTGGTGGCCGAAGGACAGACCAAGCCAGCGGAGCTGGCCAACTCAACCACCATGGAGGCACGACCGTGACCAAACACGATTTCCTTGTAGGTCTTGCAATCGCTCTGGGCTACGCCTCTGTTCTGTACGTAGTCTTAAGATCGACCTCACCTCAGTAACCAACTGGAGGCACCTATGTCCACGCTGCAATGTATCGCCGTTTCGTTGCCGATCGCGCTGGCTTGCACGATCTGGCTGTACAAAAAGCTCAAACCCATCCTCACTGCGAACGAGGCCACGGATGCCTCCGAGCGCGAGCACAACGCAGCGGAGCCCACGCCCCTACGTGGCGGACCCACTGCTTTAGAAGCCACCTATACCAGTGGGCGCCACTGTTTGACGCCGGAAGAGATTGAAGAGCATACGCTCGGGAGGTGGGACTGATGAAACGAGACTTCATCGACTCACGCTCTCCCACACCAAAGGAAGACGCGATCCTAGCGTGCATCGTCCTCGGGATCTTCGTAGCCCTCATAACCGGGATCATAATCTGCTGGCACTTCGCGCCAGCAATCGACGCCTGGAAGGGCCTATGACACGCTGGTTCTGGTGGTACATCCTCGGCGTGATCCTCGCAGCCGGCTGCATCGCAATTCAAATCGTCTTGACGGTGCAGCACGATATAAACGCGCTGCCACTTCGGTAGCGCAAACCAATCAAAATCAACTACTTACAACCAACGGGAGGGAGGCGAAAAGCCTCCTTCCTAGTTTCACTAAGAATCAGGTATTTTACATAGAACAAAATAGCCATTTAGAATCAACGGTTTACTAATCTCTTTACTTATTCTAAGAGAAAGATCAATCAAGAATAAATAAAAGAGAGCAATTCCTTCCACTTATATTAACTTAATATAACACATATGAATACGCGCTTTTTCGTATACGATTTTGAATCCCACTAGGTAAACCTGGAGCGACATGGTATGTGTATGATTATAAAAGACTTTTACTTAGAATCGAGCATAGAATTCTAGCCAGAAACCCTAGAATCACCCAGTACATTCTCGGAACGGCGCTTCTCGGCCCACTGCGCGCCCGTAGAAACGTAATTTTTACGCTTGACGCGTGGCTACGATAAGCGCATAATTCAATACGTTCAATGTACGTCGGGAGGATCGCTGATGACAGACGCGTATGAGATTTTGAAAGGCGTTCCCGCTCCACCGTCAAGCAAAATGAAGACCGGCATGACGGAAACCCTGCGCCGGATGGAGCATTTGGATTGTATTGTCGTGCCTGACAGTAAGAAGGGTAGTGTGTATGCCTGCGCGGCTCAAGCCGGCATAAAAATACGGACCAGGAGCAATCCCGACGGGCGAGGCACAACTGTTTGGCGTATAGACCTGCCTGCCGAAGACACGGAAGACGAAGATGCTGGTTTCGATGCGGCCTCGCACATGAAAACCGTTATGACTCCAGAAGGTGGCCTGCCGTCCGGCCGTTATACCCAACCAGATCCGTATGGCCCGTGCATTTGGGTTAACGATACAGACTCACTCGGGCAGCCTGTAAACATCCACGAAAAAGCCAAGCAACTCGCAGAGATGCTCAAATGAAACACCCTCTGGTGGTAATCCCATTCTCGCAGCCGTACACTAACGTTGTACGCTTCAAAAACAACCGGCCAAATTTGTTGAAGACCTTCGCTGGAATGGCCAAAGGACAAGACATCCTGATCCGCTTTACGCTAAAAGCGGATCAACGCAGGATACAAGGCGCGGCCGACAACGCGAGAGTCAGGATAAAGATGGATGAGCACCCGTCGATTGATACAGTCAGGGTAACGTCCTTGGGACCGCAGAGGGAGCGCGTGATGTCCGAGATAGCCCCTGGCCGTGTCCTGCGCTTTAAGACCCGAAGATGCGTTCCCTTGGGAAAGCAGCCACAGAAATCGAAGCCGCGGCGGAGTCCACGTCCCCCCGTGGCGGACCCGTTGCGCCAGGTGGAGGAATGAGTCCCAGCCATGTTCTCGGAATCGATCCAGGACTCAGCGGCGCCCTGTGCCTTCTCTCCATCCAAGCCAAGGCCATCGAGGGCATCTTCGACATGCCCGTCACCGGCGGCCAGGTCGATCCCGCCAAATTGGCGGCCATCGTCGACCAACTCAATTTCCAAACCAACCGCCACATCCACGCCGCGGTGGAGCGGGTCTCCAGTATGCCCCGGCAGGCCGGAGCGTTCAATTTCGGCGTCTTCGCCGGCGTCGTTCATGGAGTCCTTGGGGCTCTCGGCATCCCTTATACTCTGGTGAGCCCCAACGTTTGGAAAGGCGCGACGGGCCTGCACAGGATGTCGGGAGAGAGCCAGGCTGATGTCAAGAGCCGCGCGAGATTCCTGGCCCAAAAACTCTGGCCTGAGCAGGCCGCCCAGTTTAAGCGGATCAAAGACGATGGACGGGCTGAGGCGGCGCTGTTAGCCCGGTATTTTGCTAACAAACAAGGATGGTTGTGATGGGCGACATGGCGGAGTACGCCGTGCAACAGGGCTTGGACAATTATGCAAGCGGCGATGAAGATTGGGAGGGCATCGTAAGCAGCGGCTACGGCCCGCGCCCCAAAACTTGCCGGCAGTGCCATGAGAGAAACTTGTGGTGGGATTTTCAAGCGGGCAAGTATCGGCTCATCGACGCCGCCGGGAAGTTGCACGTTTGCCCGAGCCCCGCAGCGAAGGATGCGTTCAAATGACCGACGACGAAAAACTGGTTTGTCTTGTCGAGCCAAGCGCCAACGAAGCACGGCTTGAGGACGGCACTTGGCTGGTGCGCAGGTCTCCTTTCGGTGTAGTTTTTGGCCGTGGCCCGACTCGGGCGAAGGCCTGGCATTCCGCGCGGATGAATTTGTTTGCGGGGAGTATCGTTTCGGTGCTTTCCGATATTCCGGTGGTGGAGAAGTGATATGATAGAGGGACCGTCAGGTGTTGAAGCACCGGCGAGGCCTTATCGGATGGAGGTCCGAATCATGACGATCCCAGAACAGTATCGCACAATTCCATTGACGCAAGGGCGAGTCGCGCTCGTAGACGCCGCCGATTACGATTGGTTGATGCGGTGGCTCTGGTTTGCCAAGTGGTCAGAATGTACTCGCAGCTTTTATGCAGCTCGCAATGAGCGGGGTGAAAACGGCAAACAGTACACCGTTCGTATGCATTGCCAGATACTTGGTTTTGAGCGCGGCGATAAGCGCCAGGGGGATCACAGCAACCACAACACGTTAGATAATCGTCGTGATAATTTGCGTCCCGCCAATCGTGTTCAAAGTTCTCAAAACAGGCGTGTCAGGATAGACAATACCAGCGGCCACAAAGGTGTTCATGTGGTGGGGGACGAGTACTGTTCTCGAATCATGGTCGGCAAGAAGCGCGTACATTTGGGAAAATTTCCTCGTACTCCGGAAGGGTTCAGAGCGGCATCTGAAATGTACGATTTCGCGGCGGATTTGTATTTTGGGGAATTTGCGCTTTCAGAAAAATCTGTAGAGATCCGTCAAGTTAGATGTACCCGCAGCGGTCCTCGAAACCATAGGATTCGAGCAAACAACAAGACCGGGCACAGAGGCGTCGATATCCAGAGGAACAAATATCGTTCGACGATTCAAGTAAACAAAAAGAGAATTCACCTTGGTTGTTTCCCCCGCACTCCCGATGGGCTTGAGGCTGCTTCTGAAATTTATCAATTTGCGATGGATCTTTATTTCGGAGACTTCGCAAAATGAACACTACTTATCGAGCGCCGCTGATAACTCCGTACCCTTACCAGGTCGAGGCAGCCCAATGGGCCGCCCAGCGGCGAGACAGTCTCATAGGGGACAGTCCGGGGCTCGGAAAAACGGCGAGTGCGATCCGTGCCTGCGATCTTGTCGGCGCCGCGAACATTTTGGTTGTGGCTCCAGCCTCGGTCAGAATTCAATGGGGCCGCGAATTCGAGCGCTTCTCTCCGCTCGACCGGCCGATGCAGATTTGTATGCCGAGCGACATTCCAAACACGTCGGGGGTCGTGATCCTTTTTTACGACCAAGCGGTCAAGTATCAGGAACTTCTCATGTCAGTCCGCTGGAACTGCCTCATCATTGATGAATGCCACTACCTGAAGGGGCGCTACAAAGTCGGAAAAAAGACCAGCGGTTACCGAACAAAATGTATTTACGGATTTGGCAAAAGATTCCCTGGGCTTATCACGGTCTGCGATCGCGTCATAAGACTCAGCGGAACGCCTGCCCCGAACAATGCGTCTGAACTTTGGACACACCTTAAGTCGGCTGGACTCACGGATCAGCCATACTGGGATCACACATTTCACTTCTGCAACGGTTTCGACAGCGAACACGGATTCAGGTTCACATCCCACAAAAATGTTCCTGAACTCCAAAAACTCCTGGCTCCTTTCATGCTTCGCCGCACCAAAGCGGAGGTCCAGCCCGATCTTCATGAGCCGATGTTTGAGACCATCACGGTCGCACGCAGTGACGCGGCCCTTCCTCCCGAACTCCAGGCTCTCATCCCCCAACTAGACCAGGCCGACACCCAGCTCCAGGAGGCTCTCTCTTCCGGCAGCCCAGGCGATCAACTCAGCACCCTGGAGTCTATGGCATCGAGTTTGGCCACGCTCCGTCGTTATACCGCGATGGCCAAACTTCCTGCGCTCGCCGAGCAAATCGAGGAGGATCTCACCACCAACCAGATCCCTAAGTTGGTCGTCTTTGCGATTCACAAAATTTGTATTCGCTGGCTCGCGGAAAAATTAGCCAAATTTCATCCCCTCACGATCTCCGGCGATACCCCCGCGGAGAAGCGGCAGCCCAACATTGACAGATTTCAATCTGACCCCAGCGTGCGTCTTATAATCGGCAACATAGCGGCCATGGGTACCGGTGTCGACGGGCTCCAGAACGTCTGCGATGAGGCGATTTTTGTTGAGCAGGATTGGGTACCAAGCTCGAATGCCCAGGCAATTATGCGCCTCTGCCGCATTGGCCAGAAGAACCCAGTGCGCGCCAGAATTTTCAGTCTCTATGGCTCGGTGGACGAACGGGTCCAGGATGTATTGGCCGATAAGATGCGCGAATTGGCGAGGATTTTATGACCTGAAATTTTTCTCTTGACATCCATCCAAGCATGATCTAGGGTTATCTGGAATTCACAACGCACCAACCTGAAAGGCACAAATGCAAATCAATTTCGACACTTCAAATTCTGGCCCGCAGGAAGGTTTGGCTCTCATCGCACTCCTGATGGCTTTGTATCACAATTCCGGTCAACTCACAGGCAACCTCACCCCCCAACAAACCCCACCGGCGCCATCCCCCAAGAACGAAGAGCAGGCTATCTTCGGCGTTCCCGACTCCTCAACCGATCCCAACCCCGGTCCCGCGCCCACCACTTCAGCCCCGGCCCCCACCCCCATCAACGAGCCCGCCAAGCGCACCCGCCGCACCAAGGCCGAGATCGCTGCCGACGAGGCAGCAAAGAACGTTCCCGCAGCCAGCGCTGTCGCAGAGGCCGAGAGAGTAGCGCAGGAAGGCCACCCAGAGGAAGCTGAAGTCATCCTCAAAGAATCCGCCGCGACT